GAATTCCGGTGAATGGTCAGTTTCAGGATATTGAGATCCTAAGGTTGTAGTACCACGCTGATTCATATCAGCATATAGAGATTCATTTGGAACAATGAAAAGCGGCACAGTAGATTCACCAGCTCGAGTAATCTTTGGAGCACCACCACCAAGAACCGTTGCACTCAAAGCACCAGAAGCGGCTAAAGTACCGTCAAGCTTCTGCAAACGTGGTTCTTTACCAGCTACACCCTGAAATTCAATTTTTGCAGAACCTGTAATTGGTACAGCCATCGCAGTGCCACGCTGGGGATAAGGACGAGCGGAAGTAAAATAATCTTTTTCCCATGCCTTTTTCCTTAATACTAATTCAGGAGTTTGTCCTGAATGCCATGAAAAACCGCCCGTTTTAGGGAATTCAATTTCCGGTTCGAGATCAGTATCTCTAAAATGATCATTCCAGATTTGTTGATATGCCCGAAATGGAAGCAAAGAAATTTCCCTTAATGAACTTTCAGTGTGAGGTAAATCAGGATTGAGTTGCAATCCTAAATGGTCGGCTAATGAGCCAGCCAAACAATCCTCATAAGCGATATTATTGTTGCCATCTATTAACGATGCTTGAGGAGCAACATATACGGAAGGAAATACAACATCTTCCGGAGCAAGAGCATTTGACGGATTAATGAACTCTTCCCAATCTTCCCATATAATTCGATTGGGTACGAAAAAATAATGTAAATACATATCAAAACGAGAGTAAACCGGATTGATTAACGGAGTCATTCGAGCTAGACACTCCGTGTTCATTTTATATTTGCCACCTGGTAGGGCAGCTTCACAAAGAATTGGGTACAAAGTACCATCAGCCTTAGCTGTTAATTGTCGTTCATGCGACAAATCAAAAACTGATTTATTCATAATTTTTCTTTTTTGTGTTTAATTTTTAAAGCAGAGTTTAGCCTTTGCTGAACTCCTTGATAATAGACACGCTCCTCGTGTTGCGTATGTACTTTAGGAATGAGAGTTTCCTGAAACTTGATGTTTTGAAGGTCCCGAGTTGCTTTTGTAAAAATCTTGTTTCGGAATCTTCGGGGCATATGAACCAATGCCCCGTCACGATAAACAGATGTGCGTTCAAGTACGTCACCACGATGCCAGCGGGACTGTTGATTGATATAGTCATCGCCTAATTTTTGAGAGCAACGAATTGCTGGTTGAACTTCAAATTGTTTCTTAAAGTTTTGAGATTTCATCATATCTTTCAAAACATAGTATAGAGTCGCAGAAGAAACTTCACCGACATGAGTTTGACCTAAACCCCATTGATCAAGAAGTAAATGAATATTTACAAGTTTTTCACTAAACAGTAAAAAATGATAATGAGGACGCTTTCTTTTTTCTCCATACTCACCACACAGGAAGTATTTGAGTTTAACTCCTTTAAATAATTTTCGTACACGTTTGAAAAATTTTTGGGTGTCTTTGAAGTTGAGAACAGCAGAAGATTCGCCTTCGGGTAGATGTTCGTCCGAATAGGTTAAAGTACAGAAACAGCAAAATGAGGCATTTATAGCCTCATAGTGGAGTCTTGTATACCAATCATTGATACGTCGTCCCATACATTGAGAACAATAGCCACAGGGGACTATTTGCCCCTGTTTAAGCTTAATGGGTACTTCGCACATATTAGAACCGATCAGTACGACTTTTGAAAACTGATGAAGATTTCCGATATCCACGCATATTATTAGTGCGCATACGAAAACGTCTATTTTTCATCACATTTTTCATTCCAAAGCGAGGTTTGTAATTCATCTTTTTTAGTTTTAATAGTTTCTATTGGGTTAAAAATTCCAGAAGCTTTAAAAGCGTCTGGTTCATAGCTGTAAAGCCATTGGAGTAGATATTCCAGATCACGAACAGAAGCACGAATAATTTGATCGTTCGTAACGCTTCCGCTTGAGATTTGGGCAAAGTGTCGGAGATTGCCAAGCCTTCGAGTAATTTTTGCAATCTTGTTTTCATCGAGTTTAAAATCTTCCATTATTTAAAATAATTCATTAAACCGCCCTTCAATTTATCTTCGAATAATCGGGTAAGCAAACGAACAAAAATGTTATCATTTGGATTTACACCTAGTTTTTTCCAGTCTAAATCGAGATTTGCCATCTGTTTTGTTATTCCAAATAATTCGGCATCACGACCAGCACGAGCAGATTCTAACTGATAACGACCTAGCTTAGTTTCATAATCCATCTTTACAGGATTATAACCGTCGTTTTGTTTAATATCTTCTTCCCATTGAGAAAGACGAGATAAACGTGATTTTTCGTACCAAGCTTTATCACCTGATAATTCAGATAGACGATTTCGTTGAGTAAGATAATCAGGAAGAAATTTACCCGATTCTTTTAATTGAGTAATTGTCTCCTGTAAACGAGAGTTTTCTAATTCAGCATTTTTTAAGGAAAAATATTCCTTTAATGTGTCGAGTTGGTTGGGAACTTCGACAGCATGAGTTTTATTAGCTGATTCAGATTTTGGTTGAGCATTGGCAAAATTCATTTGACCAGCATAGCTGGGATTCATACCAGCGGCACGATATCGAGCCATAACTTGAGCCGGTGCATTGTATTCGTTTTGTTGTTGCCAATTTTGTTGAGCGAATTTTCGCTCTCTTTTGGCGGCAATACCGCCAAAGATGTTATTCATCAGACTTGTGCCTGCTGAAATGAGAAAGGGTAATGCTGGAGGCATTTTAATAGATTTATTAGTTTGTAACTAATTGATAGAGTGACATGGTGTCACTTAGCACTGTATTATCAAGTAGGATACAGTGCAATAACCTTCCCAATATGTCAAAGAACGTTTTGACAAATAAACGCAAAAGCTGACAAAAGATAACGCTCTTTTAGATTGATAATATTGATATATTTTATAGTTAGATAGATAGAGTAGATAAGAGTCATTTCATTCCTCTTCACTAGCGGCATTGCGTCCGATTCCCCCTGGCCCTGGCGTTGAGCGTCCGTCACTTCGTTTTGTCCTTCGTCCTAAGGGTAGGGTCATAGCGTAGCAATTTACCGCATAAAAAATTCTTCGAATTTTTTTGTTAAGAGCCTTCGGGATAGTTCCGAGGCATAAGATTGTTGGCTAATCTTTGAGATAGCCACAAATAAAGACAGCCCTTGCGGGCTGTCAGTTAGTACTGTTGAGAAGGTGTCTTCCAGACGGGAAACACGCCTAAGGGCGTGAGGAAAACATTTCGCAAAATTCAACCAACGGGCGAACACCAGAACGCCCCGTCTATTGAATTTCACGACCGACCGTTAAACGGTAGTCGTTTCAAGAGCCTTTTGCGCAGCAGCAGTATCAGCAGCTAATTGATCATTAATCTGTTTAACTAAATATTGATGTTTATTGCGCAATTGATAAAGCGAGATTAAACGATCAGAGCGATCAAAGGCGATAACATGATTTTCATCATAATCAGGAGAATCAGAGTCAAAGGTAACATTTGCATTAAATGTCATACCGTACATATTGCCCTGTAAAAACTTATCGACAATTTTTTGATTGCTCAAAATTGCTCCTTGAACAGTTTTTGACTTTTTGTTAACTTTCTTACGTTCGACTATCGGACGCAAAGAGAATTGTCTGGTAAAATTCATAGCTTAAAGTAATGAAGGGTTAGAATGACGAGGAACAGGTAAAACAGCCGTAATATGTGACATGATATTAACGAGGAAAGGATCATATTCGTCAATAGCGAAAATCCTTTCTGTCTCGTCATCTGCAGTCACATGGATAAAATCAGAATCAAGAATGTAATTTGAAGCTCCAGCACGCCCAGCGGTGAAATTCTTTAAAATTGCATCGCTTCGAAATTGACCATGAACAGTTGAAGGTATAAAGCGATGTTCTGCCCATCTTTCCTGATAGCCGAAGGTAGCACCCTCTGTTGCTTCGGAGAGACCAGCACGAATTTCAGCGTTATAGACTTCTTGTTCGCCTAGATTTGCTAAATCAGGAAAATAGAAATCAAAACGAGACTGTTTGAAAAAGTCTCTTCGAATTTGATTCAAATAGACCGCACGAGGCATGATAGATAACAAGCCAATAATGTAACCATGTTCAGGAGCTACAAAAGTCCCAATTTTGTTGGAACCGCTTGAAATACCATGACCGCCATAAGTTCCAAGCGGTGTTGTTTCGCTTTGCGATGTTTGCAAAACTTCGGAGATTGTTACAGGTTGACGAGCACCACCGATAAATTCAGATTTTTGAAATCTTGAATCCCGAGTTTTAACTCCAAAAAAAGTTGATAACATATCCCAATAATGAGCGCCAGCTTTAAGCGATCGCTCCAAAAGTTGTTGGATTGCGTTAGCTTCTCTCAAACTTTCAATGGTGAATTCCGGTGAATGGTCAGTTTCAGGATATTGAGATCCTAAGGTTGTAGTACCACGCTGATTCATATCAGCATATAGAGATTCATTTGGAACAATGAAAAGCGGCACAGTAGATTCACCA